AACGTGCCTTTCAAAACGGCGTATGTAGCGGGGTATGGAATGATACCCCTTTCCTTGCACCGTAAGATCAGATATTCCCGTGAAGCGGTATCGCCGTACCCTTCCGCAATCATTCTGTTCAATTCAACGTACAGAATTTCAAGTTCAAGGGCTGTCGGTGAATGGGTGTCGAATATAACCGAACCTTCCCGTTTGTCGAACTTGTCTGATACCCGGTTCAACATCCGTTCAAGAATTTCCCTGTATGTTACTTCATACATCAAAAGTTCACCTCTCTTTCCGCTTCAACGTCCCCGAAAATCGTATGCGCCGTAAATGAAACATGAACCACGCCCTTTTTTGAAAGATCGAATTCAAAATTATCCACGCTTTCAATTCTATCGTCCCACGTCAGGGCTTCCGTAATGCGCCGTTCCAGTTCGGGGCAAACATACGAAACGGGCATACCGAACAAATCAAGCAATTCAATTCCGTAATTCCAACTATACATAACGTACTTGAACCGCTCTGTAAGTAGGATTTTGTAAATTGCTTGTTTCATTGCTTCCTGTCCGTCCGTATATCCCCGGATCAGGTTCGCTTCAAGGTTCATTTTGTGGGTGTAGGTTGGTTGTCTTTCAAGTTCAAAATCCTGTTCAAGAAATCCCGTGTTTGAAGGTATCATGTTCCGATCCTATCCATAACAACGTATTTCTGCCCGCCCTGTTGCCGGATCAGGATCACTTCATCACCGACAACCAACCCATTGTAAACGGTGATTTCGATCTTGCCCACGGCGTGAACGTGGGGCGGGGAAACGGGGGCGGTTGGTGCATCGGGCGGCGTTCCCCCCGTGTAATAGTAACTTTGAATATTCCCGGCTGAAATTTTGGTTTTGAAGTCCGTGACATTTCGGGAAAGAACAAGCTGCGCTTTCCCCAACGTCATTTTCTGTTCGACCAAAATTTGAAGCGGGCTTGTACTCGTTACCTTCCCGAAACACACTTCAACAGGCTTTTCAGCCTTTACCGCATCCGTGGCGGCTCTTTTTATCGTCTTTACCAATCCGACCGCATCAGGCAACGAATTCACCCCCTCTAACTGTCAATTCCATAAAATGTTCATCCAGCTTGAAGGTGTGCGTAACCTTTTCAACCAACATAAAGTTTTTCAGGTTCATATCACCCAAAGCCAAATTTATAACAACCATGCTGCCCGCCCGCACCCGTACATCGCCGAGCGCCTTTTTGATCGTAAGGTTGCGGGTCTTTTTGTTATATAGGGAAAGAAGGGCATCGGCTTTCGCCGCCCCGTTTTCACCCTTTGAAAGTGTATCGTAGAACTGCAACACACCCCATTTGTTTATGTTGGAACTGTCCTGCGAAATATAAACTTCCCGTTTCCCGGTTTCGTCATTGTCATAAGTCAGCTTTACTTTGTTGTAAGTGTCGCTGTCAATGCTGGAAGTGTATTCAAAATCTTCCCCGGTTTCTTCGTCTATCATCAAATATGCCCCCGGTTCGCCGACATACATTGAAGAAATGTTTTTTAAGGTCAGCTTCCCGAAATCGTCATACAGAACAAACATTTCTTTGCTGTTCTGCAACGTCAGATCAAGGGCATTTTCAATCATATCGAAAAGGGAAGTATTATCTTCAACCCGTGAAGCAATCACGAACCCGGTATCTTCGATTGTTCCCAAATTCAGGGAAAAGTCAGCCGCCAACATTTTTATAAGCTGTGAAGCGGTTTTGTTTTCGTAAACGTAGGTGTCTTTGTTGTTCAGGTATCGTAATTGATCGTAGGCGGTAACGCTGATAATCTGATCCTTATCCCGCTTTTTGCTGAACACGAACCCGAAAAACACGTTCTTCCCGTCAACACGCATCCGAACCGCTGAACCTTCCGAAAAGTCAAGAATATCGTCCTTGACAACCTTGAAGGTCAACTTTCCGGGGGTGCTGCGCCGCTCCGTTGACCATTCAACCCCTTCTTCCAAAATGGGCTGAAAAACCTTTGAACCGCTTTCGTTCGCAATCAAAAGTTCAACATTCAAAACGCTGCACCCCCTTTCAGTCAAATGTTCCGTTGTCAACCCAACCGTACACGTTGGACGATGAATCGGTGTGGATCAAGTGCCACGGGTGAGCGCCGCCATTGCCCGCACAATTCGGATCAAGGGTTATTTTCGCCTTTCCAGCCCGTGCGGAATATCCCTTTGCGCCGCTGTACGAACTGTAATAATGCGTTCCCCCGTGATAGTTCACAATATCGCCCGTTTTGTAGGTCTTTGAAGCGGGCGGCGTTCCCGCCCGTGGTTTTTCAACGGTTGCTTTTGGTTTCGACTGTGAAATTTTAATATTCACGGTCTTTGTTCCATAATCCCGGTACTGCTTCAATGATACCTTGACCGTCACATCAAAGCCATCTGTTGCCTGTTCCGTGATTTTGTAATCTTCCAATGATACCTTGATATTCGTTGAAAACAGGGCTTTCCCGGTTGGAAAAGCCCTTGAAACAATGAACTGAAACGGTTTCTTGCTTGTTTTCAACTTTTCAAAGTAGTCTAAAAAATACTTTGAATTTTTGAATCCCCCGTTGTAGGTTGCGAAAGGGTACTGAACATTCGGAAGCATACATTCAAAATCAATATCCGTCAGTTCAGCGGTTTTCAAAAGATTGATTTCCCCTTCGTTTATCAGGGTGATCGTGTCGTTTGCGTTGTTTATTTTGATTTCTAACTTCTTCGGGGCAATGGGAAGAAGGCATTTGTCCAAGTAGAAATCATATCCGCTTTTTCTTGCCATTTAATCATGCACCCCTTCCGTTATACTGTCCACGGCTTCATTGACGGCATCCGTCAAGCCGGAAACAACGCCGTCCAAATCCATGTTGGACGAAATATTATTGTTGTTCGTCTGTTCAATCGTGATTTCAGCGGTTGTGAACCGATTGACCGCTTCCTGCTCCGCAATATCACGCAAGTATTTCAAATCTTCTTCCGTAATATCCATGCTGTCAGCGATTGCCCCGGTATTGCCCGCTATATCATCAACCCCGCTTCCAATGCCGCCTAAATCCATTCCTGAACCGTAATCGGCAAGATTTGTGTAATCGTCAGCGCCGGGGACGTTGGTATCAAACAGGGAAGAAGGATCGAAATTTGCAATGCTTTCATCAATCCCTTCGCCGAAATTATATCCGGCATCCCAAGCCGCACCGTATTCAAATCGCCCCAGCTTCATATCATCGGCGTTCATTTTCGCCATGATTTCATCGCCCTTGCCGAATGTTTCATCAACCCAGCCGCCAAGCGAATCACGCCAGCCCTGAACTGCACCCGACAAATTTGAACCGAAAATCGCATCAATAGCGGAAGCAAGCGCCTGTAAAATGCCCAGCACCGTATCAGCCAAGCCAAAGAACAGGCGGCAAACCGCACCTATCGGATCGGTGAATACGTTTCCGATAAAATTTGCGACTTCGGCAACCAAGTTGTAAATAAGCACGAACACATCTACAACCAAGTTCCAAAGGGCAACGAAAATGTTTCCAATGAACGCAAGCGCCACCATGAACGCCCCGCAAATAATGCCTGTTGCGGAAACGGTTGTCCCGGCAAAATGGTTCACGGCTGCGACCGCCGCATAAAACAGGGCAATCAGGGCGATAATCAGAATGATAATCCACACAATCGGGCAAGCGTACAACGCCGCATTTAATCCCCATTGTGCCGCCGTATCTGCCATTGTTGCCCCAGTCAAGGCTGCATAAACCGGGACGGCAAGCATCTTCGCAAGGGTGGAAATACCCGTTGCAACCGCCATCGCAATTTCAGCGCCCTTCACCAAAAGCAACCAGCCGTAATAAACCGCAAGCGCACCAGCCACGCCGTAAACAATCGGGGAAATCCACGACCAATTATCGGCGATAACCGTTCCCACCTGTACCATCAAATCAAAGATTTCAAGCGCAATGCCAGCCACCATTGAAAGGGCTTCAACGGCGTTTTCGACAAACGCCTGAAATGCTTCGCTGTTCGCAATTTCATTCAGCCTTTGAAGAACGGGCTGAAACGCCATCAATGCGGTATTCTGAAAAGAAGTCCATATCTGCGAAAAGGTTTTCGGCATACTTTCAAACTTTGCGTTTGTTTCATCTGCCGCCGCAAACATAGCATTTTTCACGATTTCAGCGGTGATTTGCCCTTCCGCTGCCATATCTTTTAACTGCCCTTTTGGAACGTCCAAATAATCAGCGATTGCCTGAATGATATTCGGCGCTTGCTCCAAAATGCTGTTGTATTCTTCGCCACGCAAAACGCCTGAACCCATCGCCTGTGTGAGCTGCAACATTGCCGCATCAATGCCCGCCGCTTCTGTTCCGGCAATGGTAAACTGTTTATTCAACTGTTCCGTGAAAGCAATGATTTCTTCCGAACTGTTGAACGCATCGCCCGCCATAAGTCCAAGTTTGGAAACGGCATCGGCGGTTCGCTGATACGAACCCCTTGACCGTTCAGCGGAAAGATAAATCATGTTTTGCAAATCCTGTGTGGTTTGCAATCCGTCATTCATCAAGTTTAGCCGGGCGGTTGTGGAAGTAAGCTGATCCGACAAATCAAGGGCTTTTTGAACTGTTTGAACCGAAACATAAGCGGCAACAGCGCCCTTAATCATGTTCATCAAATTGTTTGCCTGTTCCGTTCCGTCCTCAATCGCACGGTTAAACCGTCCTTGTTCGTCCGTGTTGTCCCGGATATATCGTTCAGTATTGCCCACCGTCTGCGAAAGCCGCAAATATGCCTGATTTGCCGCTTCAACGTCCATGTTTTCAACGGCTCTGTTCAAGGCTTCCTGTTCCTGTACCGCCTGATCCAACTGCCCCCGCAACTGTTCCAGTTCGGCGTTTGCTTCGTCTGATCCAAGATTCAGGGGGTTGCTTTCTATCGCCTGAATACGCTGTGAAATAGCCGTCAGGCGGTTTTGCATATTGTTCATATCGGCAACAGCGCCAGCCGGGAACAAATCGGTTTGCGCTGCCGTTGCCGCAATGCGTTCCTGTGTGGTGTTCAAAGTGTTCAACATATTGTTTGCACTTTGAACTTCTTGCTGAAATCTTTCAACCCCTGTTCCCGTGAAAACTTCCATGTTGTCAGTTTGCCATTCAACAGGAACGGGAACAGGGGCGGGATTTTCAACCAGCGGATCAGGAACATCCGGGACAACTGGAATGTGTACCGGGGCGGTATTTTGTGGGGCGGCGGGTGTTCCCGTGGTAGGTGCATCGGCGTTCTGCATAGCCGCTTCCATGTTCTGAATTGCAATCGTTGCCTGATTTGCCGCTTCACGGGCTGCATCAAAAGAAGCTGTGTCAACGGGGTTATTCATTGAACGGTTCAAATCGTCCATAGCTGAAAGCCCCATATTGACGGCGCTGATTATCGAATTCAAAACGCCCGTGAAGTTATCTTGCAATTCAATAGCCGTGCGGATTGTTGCCATGCGGGATCACCTGCCTTTCCTGCCCTTTTTGGGCTTTTTCTTCGCAATTTCCTTTTCCTTCTTTTTGTCGTTATCCATCTTCACCTTGATTGCCGCCACAATAAAGGCTTTTTCGGCTTCGTCAAATTCAAGGAACTGTGAAGGTAGAATGTGAAGTTTGTGTAATGCGTAATACGCAAAATTCGCTTCCCAATCCCCTTCTTCAATTAGTTTTTTGCTTCGTTCACCTTATCTTCAAGGGAAACATTGAATCCCTGAAATTTCTGCACAAACGCCGCAAGATCGTTGTATTCGCCCGGATCGTCAACCATAGCCAAAAGCAAATCTTCCGGGGTTTTCACGCCGTAGGAATCCTGCAATTCGGCATCGTACAGATCAGGCATAACCACGGAAGCGGAAATCATTTTCTGAATATACAGGGCTGATTTCAGCTTCGGTCTGAACATATTCGGCTTGCCCGTCACGGGAACATCAATCGTACAGGCTTCACGAATATCTTCGTTTTCTTTGGAAGTGATATGTTTGAACTCCCATTCAAGGGGCTTCCCGTTCTCGTCACAAAGGGAAGAAGTTGCGGCGTAAAAACCGTTCTCTTTCACGGTCTTATTCGACTTCATAAATTTCGCAAATTTAGACATTGTTTTATTCTCCTTTACAGTTTATTACCCACGGCATAAAACCCCGTATATGAGCGTATATAACGCCCACGCACGGGGTTTTCGCCGCTTCGGATATATCGAGTTTAGTTCGTCAGAAAACCTTCCAAATCTTTGAAGGTTTCGGGCATCTTGAAATCCTCGAACGTGAAATCCATATCTTCATCAAGATATTCGCCGTCCGCATCGAATTTCGCCAAAATGCCGCCGTCAATGTTGCAATCCATAAGGATCATCGTCTGCCGCCCGGCTGCGGAAGTGGGATCTTCGTTTGAAATCTGAATTTCAAAATAAATATCCTCGCCCGTGTCCTTGTATTGCTGCATCATCTGCCGGAAAATGGAAGTGTTGTAATGGAAGGTTGC